CCGTCCCAGGTCAATGCTCTGGGCGTTCCGTTATCCAACAGGCGAAAGACTAACTTATTCCCGTCAACCGGCGTTCCAGTCGGGGCATTGATCGCTAGGCCAGCAGCCTGGGCAGTCACCGCGTACTGGTCAAAAGACGCAATATCCGGGGTGATAGAGGCCGTGGAGGCTGTACTAGATACCCGAGGGTCAATCCGCTTATTGGTGAGCGTAGCAGTGCCGTTGATGGTCGTAAAACCGCCCGTAGCGTTTGCGTTGTTGCCCAGAGCAGTTAGAACCCCGGTTCCGGTTGTCGTCGAGGTGATCGCCGCTCCGGATCCGCCACCAATCAAGATTGCACTGGCCGTCAAGGTTCCAGACTGCGTCACCAAACCGCCGGTCGTGTTGACGTTGTTTCCAACAGCCGTTACTACCCCGGTGCCAGTCGTCGTTGACGAAATCCCCGTCCCAGATCCGCCGCCTAGCAGCAGAGCGCTAGAGGTCAGCGTGGCCGTTTGCGTGACCAGACCGTTCGTTGTGTTGACTTGGTTCCCTACCGCGGTCAGGACCCCCGTGCCTGTAGTCGTAGTTGCCGGAGCCACTCCAGCTCCGCCGCCGATCACAATTGCGTTTGCAGCTAGTGCCGCCGACGATGCAATCGTATTAGTCGCAGAGAAGTACGGTACCCCCCCAGAAGTTCCCGCGGTGATTCCTGTGCCGCCATTCCCGACAGGCAGCGTTCCGGTCACCCCGGTGGTCAAAGATAGGTTCGTACAGTTCGACAGGTTTCCGGACGAGGGCGTCCCAAGAACCGGCGTTACAAACGTCGGAGACGTAGTCAGCGCAAGTACAGTCCCGCTTCCACTAGTCGTGTACGACGTTCCCCAGGAGGATCCCGTTGAGTTGGCAATTCCGGCACCGGGCCAAGTAAACGCAGCACCGGAAGCGGTTGCAATGACTTGAACTACACCAACGTTGTCCTTGTAGAACAACTTGCCATCAGTGATGTTGATTGCCAACTCGCCGCTGGCTAAGTTGCCCGCAGACGGCGTTGCCGTCGCTGTAGTGCTGAAGTACAGCGATATGGGCGTAAATCCGGCCTGTGCCATTAGAAGGTACCTCCAGCGATGCCACCAGTGATTTTCCCGGTGGATGGGTTTGCGGTCAATCCCGTCGCTACCAACTGCGGCAGATTGCCAGTAGTTGCACTGACTACCGTCAAATAGTAATCAGCATTTACACTGCTTGCAGTGATGCCTGTGTTCGTTGCGTTTGTGGCCGATCCCACCGATACAGAAGCAGGATCAGTGTACTGCGGGGCAGTACCACTTGAAGTCAACAGATAAGTCGATGCCCCAAGGGCTAGCTTTGCAAGCGTTGTAGAGGCCGTGGCGTAGATTAGATCGCCTGCCGTGTAGGACGTTTGTCCCGTACCTCCCAACGCAGCAGTCACCGGAGCGGTAAGACTGAATTGCGTGCCAGAAAGAGTCAAACCCGTTCCCGCTGAATACACCTGCGACGAAGAAAACTGAGTGAACGTTAGATTTGTAGTACCAATAATGATCGGGTTAGGTGTCGTCAACACATACGACTGACCCGCTCCTGTATTACCCTCTTGAACAAAGTAGTAGTCGCCTTGACCCATGCCGGTCGTACTATCTGGCTTGTACTTGTCTTCTGTTAACGCTCGAGTCAAAACCCAGTTAGTACCACCGGGGTCAGGCGTTCCAACGGTTGTAACCGTATAGACCCCGTTCTCATACGCATTGACTTGGTTCAAAACCAAAACGCGATTTGTAACTGAAAGGTTTACTCCATCGATCTGTAACGCAGCTTTTGTTCCGGCGTTGGTTAGAGTTGCACCGACGCCTGCATTGACTAGGCCAGCAATTGTCAACCCAGAGCCATTAATGAACGTTGTTAATTCAGGGCCGTTGTAACTCAACGAAAGAGTGATCTGATTTGCGGCAGGCACTGAGAAAACATAGTACGCAGTTCCTGAAACAATGCCGTTAGAGGTCGAAGAAAAAACAATCTGATCGTTGATTGACAAGCTCGGTGACGTAGAAAACGTAAATGTTTTATTGCCGGAAATGTCCGTTACTGTGACTGCTGTTCCGCCAGGAGTGTAGGTGGCGTTTAACGCCGCGGGCGTCTCTACCCTTACTGGCGGATGAATATTAATGCCCGACGACACCGCATCATCAACATACTGTTTAGTGGCTAACTGTAAAGCAGTCAACGGACCTTGAGTTACCGCTACCGAAGTCAATCCATCCAGCGTTAGCGTTGACGCACCTAATGACACTGACGTGGACCCAATAGTGACGCTTGAGTTATCAAGCGCAGCATTAGGAATGTTCGTTAACGTGTTTAGCGCACCAGATATTGTTTTGTTGGTCAGAACTTCAGACCCGGCCAACGTTGCCAATGTGCCCGTCGTTGGCAGCGTGACGTTCGTCGTATTGGTCTGAGTTAGCGTCAGAGCAAATGCGCCAGAGGTCGTTAGGTTCCCACCGAGCGTAATCGTCTTGCCAGAGTTATTGACACCCGTACCGCCGTTTTCTCCAACAAGAACCCCGCCAAGAGACACCGCGCCAGCAGTTGGCGTAGACGGGGTCAATCCCGTAGTGCCGCCATCAAATGTGGTTACAGCAACGGTAGATACATCTGACCACTGCGGGGCAGATCCTGTTGCTACCAACACCTGACCAATCGTTCCGATGGTCAAAGATGACAACGTTGTTGATCCAGAAGCGTAGATCAAATCGCCATTCGCATAGCCTCCAATACCGGTGCCCCCTCGATTAACATCCAGTACCCCAGACGTTATTTGAGTGGTACCAATAGAGATCGGCGTATCAATCGCACCAGTAATCTGTCCCTGAGCATTGACCGTCAAAACCGGGACAATTGCCGCAGATCCGTAGGTCGAAGCAGCAATCCCCGTCGGAGCAATCGAAATCGTCCCAGAAGACGTTATAGGACCGCCCGTCAGCCCCGTTCCAGTATTGATGAGCGTAACCGCGCCAGTGGGCAAGTTCGACCAAGAACCCGAGTCATACACCTCCAGCGAGCTTGTATCGGTGTTGTACCGAATCATCCCGTCTTGACCAACCGGTCTTTGAGCACTCGTACCCTTTGGAACCGTTACCGCCCCCGTTCCCGGAAGAATCGGGTTCGTAGCCAGCGAAAACACTGGACTATTCGATCCGTCACCGAACGCAACATCAATCTGATTGGCCGTACCAAGCAACTGTCGGCCAGCAATCGTAGATCCACCCACAACCGCCAACATCCCAGTGCCGGATACCTGAGCAATGGCCAACGCCAGACCAGTCAATCCAATTGTCGGGTTGCCAGCAATACCGTTGCCGTTTGTAATGGCCAAGCCGTTTCCGGTCACAACAATAGATCGGTTGGTGACCGTCGTTCCGCCTGTCTTAACAATAATGCCGTTTGCAGCCGATTCCAGGCTCCCAGAGGCTCCGTTTAGGACCACCTGAAGGTACGACAACGCCCCGTTGTCTAGCAGCCCAATACCGGTTCCGCCCTGCAAGTAACGGCTGTTAATCAGCGTCGGCTCTTGATTGAGCGTCAGGAACGTCTGAGTCTGTACGGGAGATCCGGCCAGAGCGGCTGCGGTAGTGCGAACAGTCTGACCACCCTGAACGACTGGCACCAACTCCGTTCCGGTAATTGGCCCCGCTGCCGGTAATTGGGTAATCGTTACATTCGCCACACTACACCTCGATGCTGTCCAAGTTGCCGTTGTTCTCTGGGGTCTGCGTGTTCTGCTCCGGAGACACAACGTAATTGCCGTCGCCACCTGTGGTCAGGTTGTTCGGGTCCACCGCAACAGACAAATCAGGTCGCGGAAACCTGATTGTAATCCGCTCTGTCTTTCTTGCAGCCAATCTGTACGGATCAAATTCGTCCGCGCAGCCTTCATTGCATACCTGCAAACCTGGGAAGTTCGGATCGCTCCTCATAACCGCGTGCGGGCGCTTCATCTTGCATCGATCACAGACCGCAATGGCTATGTCTGAATAGCCTAGCGTGTCGAGGAATCTTGGCATGATTACCTCGTATAGACGCTGATGTTTGGCGCAAAGTAGATTGGAGACTTGTCTCGTTCTTCAACTTCAGCAAGCGTCAGGTACTTGTCCGCCTGCCCCTCAAGGTAACTGATGCGATCCGTAGCAACTCCGGGAAGCTCGAGCGCCATTTGATGCGCCAGCATATTAACAACCGCCAAATACCATCTCTGGGGGATCTCTAGCTCGCCGTACAGATCACCCACGTCCATGATCTGCCTTGAGTACCACACTGTCATCTGAACAAAGGGGTCCGAAGGTACCGGCCAAAGCGTAATCTCCGCTTGGGGAATCGTTCGATTGAACCAATACTGGAACGGTTGGTTGGCAGTAAAGTTTTTGTTTGGCAGGTTGGTGTAGTCATCACGATTCAGCCGCGCCATCGTGATTTCGGTCGAATTGTTCCCGAAATACAGCTCTCGCAGCGACAACGTAGACCCATTTCTAGCCCGAATCCGGTAAAACTGCACCGTTTGACCCGGCTCCACATCGTGCCAAATCCACTCGTTGTTCACCCAGGCTTGAACACCGGGATCATAGAGCGTACTCCACGACAACCCGTCTTCGGAATACTCCAAAATGTAGTCAATACTGCCTGTTACACCCGGCAAAATGCCAATTGAACCGATATAAACCGGATTATTGGCCCCGTAATTGACGGATATAGACCCATTCGGAGCTGATTGGGTGCAAATTGTGTCTATATTTGAGTCAAACGCGTTTTCAACGATGCCGCCAGCAGTCGTTCCATACGACCCAGAAGGCCTGTTCATGCGCCGATACAAGGCCTGCAACACGTCGTTGCCGCCAACAGGCAGCTTGTAGACGTACTGATCAGCATTCAACCCATAGATCTTCTTGTCGATTGCCCAATACTGAATGCCAATATTGATCAGGTTCGACAGAACAAAATACAACGACTCTCGAGCACTCAAAACCTGCTCTGAAGTCAGCTCTTCAGCGAGCTTGCCAGCACGACGCGCACCGTGATCAATCAGAGTCTGGACTTGAATGACAGTTGTTCCGACAGTTCCCGAGTAGGCCATATCAGCACTTCCATCTGTTTAAGGCCGCTGCCTTGCGCGTTGGCTTGCCCTTTTCGTCTTTCATTGGTCCGGGCATACCCGACATTCTGGCGCAAAACGAATCCTTGCGTGCGCCGCCTTGAGGCTGTGGTGCCTTTAAGTTGCTCCCCGTTGCCGCATTGTATTTTGCTCGGCCCTTGGCTGTAAGACCAGCACCTTTCTCAACAGGCAACTTTTCACCGCGACCAACAGCAAGTGACACACTACCGCCGCTTTTCAACCTTTTGTCCGCAAACAACTTTTCAACTATTTTTAATCGTTGCGGTTTGGTCGTTACGTCACCAACAATTTTTAATCGTTCAGACTGAGTTTTAGACGGTTCATAAAATCCGGCCTTTTTTAACGACTGGGCCACACCGCCTTCTTTCATGCGCTCTGGCAGTTTTGCGTAGCTTTTTTTGCCTACGTTTGGCTCAGTGTATTCCTTGGCAACGGACGGCTTGATGCCGAACTTTTTTGCTAAGGCAGGATTTCGTTCTGCAGCTTTAAGCAGTCGGAACTGAGCTTTCGACTTGGCGGGCATGATCAATCCGGGTTCTTGATCAAGATGCCGCCTGCGTACATACTGCAAGTCAGCGGACCACCAGAACTGGACTTCACACAGAACTGAATGTCAGTTTTTTCGGTGTGAGCAATTGGCGCAGTGAACGGAGTCTCTTGCTTTTGCACGAACACAGTCTGATGCGTCACTGTGATTGCACCAGAAACATTGTCCTTGTTGTACTCCTGAGCCGTCATAAATGCACTGGAAGTAAACCCGATTGCGGCATCGTACTGGGTGTACGACAAGTAGAAGGTGTATCCCGCTGGGACGGTATAAATCGACATCTGCGTCTGACCAACACCAGCGTTGATCTGTGCATAAGTCGTCGAACTGATTTTCGCAGTGATGACCCCGACATTCGTGCCATTGGTCACATACATCGCATTGATGCGAAGGAAGGAGTTTGTGGTCGTCACATTGGTCGTGCCATTGAGCGCAATGGTCTCGGTCAAGGCGACGAAGCCTGCTCCGCAGCCTTCAATTCGCACGCTCAATGCCGTGGTGTCGGATGCAGAGGTGCTGACCAGCACCAACGGTGCAGCGGAAGAAGGCGGCGTGTACAAGCCACCCGACTGCGTTTGGCCTTCCCACATGGGGCCAGATGCAGTATTTGAGATGTTCGGCGTAAAGCCAAAAATTTCGATGCCAATATGACCGTCAACTTGGCCGCGAGCAACCTGAAGGTCAAACGGCTCGTAGGCACCTTGGCGGGTCGCGGAAGAATATGTTCCCATTTTTAATCCTCAAGGGAAGCGGGGGCCGAAGCCCCCACTCAGGTCAACAGGTTACCGCGCCTCCGCGCTTTTTGGCTGGCGCTACTGTCACCGATTCTTTGGTTTCAGTCACACTACCTTTCGGCGCTTCTGACGAGAACAAGCCTTTGATGCCTCGAGCGATCCGCCGCGGCAACCCAGTGATGGCGTTGCGCGTGGCTTGGTTCTCTTGCGTCTGCAGCCGCTCCCAATTTTGATAGGCTCGCTGATTCTCTTCAGTTTGCCTTTGGTCGCGCACAGACGCAGGAACGCCACCCTCTTTCATCTTCTTGCCGTACTTGCTGTAAACCTCATTTGAGTCCGCCTTAGCCGCTTTCATGGCCGGAGCGTTTTCTTTCTTGAAGTTCTTTTGAAGACGGCCTTCAGCGGCAGTTACCTTGCCGCCTTTTTTGAAGGTTCCAGAAAGTGCCGTAATCGAGACAGGAGCACTGGGTTTCTTGCGGCCTTGAGGCATCGCGACGGGGGCACCGCTATCAACAACTCCCCCCGCCGCGAAAGCCTTTTTTGCGGCACCACCTTCCATGTAAGCCATGCCGCCACCCATCATCTTGGCTACACCGCCCTTCTTGTAGCCACCAGCATTGCTCTTCGCAACGCCTCCCGTGGCATACCCTCCAGGCTTGCCCATCTTCACACCACCGGTTTTTGCCGGTGAATGATCAGGCTTCGCAGTGTCCATCTTGGTGTTACGGTACTTGCCGCCCTGGCCTTCGGTGTTAATGATTCCACCGGCTTTGTAACCGGCCTGTCCCATCACCACACCACCAGTCTTCAGACCTTTGTGAGCCTTGCTAGCGGGCTTCGCAGCGTGTTCTTGCAACGCTGTACTTTCCCCGCCCTCTTTCATCATGCGACCCGCCATGCCCACAGGAGCCGCAGGACCGGCACCAGAAGGCATCGCACGCATCGCACGACGACGAGAGGCCATAGACGGCTTCATAGGCGCTC